GATGGTGCTTCAAACTATAATGTTACCGAAGCTGCATTTACCACCGTCAATGCATCTGCTTTAACTGAAGGCACACTTGCTGATGCAAGGTTATCTGCCAATGTCACTTTAAACAATGCATCAACAATATCAGCGGGAACATTAGCTGACGCACGTTTGACTGCCAACGTAACTCTAAACAATGCATCAACTATTAGCACTGGAACTTTAGATAACGCTAGATTAGGAACTGCAGGAGATCCTCAATTTAACTCTGTTGGTGTAGGTACAGCAGCATCAACAACCGCAGGTCAAATCAGAGCGACTGACGACATCACTGCTTTCTATTCTTCAGACGTAGCTCTTAAAGAAAATATTCACAACATTGAGTCTCCGATGGATAAAGTACAACAATTAAATGGTGTTCTCTTCGATTGGAAACAAGATTGGATTGATACCAATGGTGGAGAAGATGGTTATTTTATTCGTAAAACAGATGTGGGTGTCATAGCTCAAGATGTTGAAAAAGTTTTACCAGAGGTCGTAGGCACAAGACCTAACGGAGTTAAAGCCGTTAAATACGATCGTCTATGTGCTCTATTAATCGAATGTGTAAAGGACTTACAAACTCAGGTTAACGATCTCAAGAAAGGAGACTAATTATGCCTACACCCAGTGGTCAAATTAGCATTGATGATGTCAATACCGAATTAGGTAACCCTTCAGGAACTCAGTTAAATATGGGAAACACTGATGTGAGAGCATTAGCAGGTGTTCCCTCTGGTGAAATTTCAATGTCTGATCTTCAAAACAAATCTTATCTTACCTACGAATTTCTTTTAATCTCTGGTGGAGCAGGCGGAGGTGGAGATATGGGCGGTGGCGGTGGAGCTGGCGGTGTTGTTTTTAATAATGTTACAACTTTTGGTGGTGAAGCTTTTACCATTACCGTAGGAGCAGGTGGTGCTGGATCAGGTAATGCAGGTGGAAACGGTGTTTCTACGACAGCCATAAGTCCTGCAAATAGTTTTAATTCTTCTGTTCAAGGAGGCGGAGGTGGATCATCTGGTTACGCTTCTGGTATTTTCGCCGCACATCCTGGCGGATCAGGTGGTGGAGGTATAGATAATCCTCCCCCAGCTGGTGGATTAGGAACTCCTGGACAAGGTAATCCTGGTGGTAATGGTGGTAATGGTGGTTCTGCTGGTGGCGGTGGTGGCGGTGCCGCTGGATCAAACTCAAGCCCCAACCCCATGATTGGGGGAAGAGGAGGACCAGGTGGAGCTGGAACTTCTGCTTATAGCACTTGGGCAACAGCTACAAGCACAGGCGTTGGAGGAATCTACGCTGGTGGTGGTGGCGGAGCTGCTTATTATCAAGGTCCCGCTGGATCAGGTGGACCAGGTGGTGGCGGAGCTGGAGGAGTTCAAAGTATGACTCTAGTAGGAGGCGCTGCAACAATAAACACTGGATCAGGTGGTGGCGGTGGAACCTATAATGGAAACAACGGAGCTCCTATGCCTGGTGGAAATGGTGGATCAGGAATTTGTATTGTTCGCTATCAATCTCCTACTCAATTAGGAAATGGTGGAACAGTATCCAATAGTGGTGGATATTTTTATCACACATTTACAACTTCAGGGACATTTACAACCTAATGGCACATTTTGCAAAAATAGAAAATGGTATTGTAGTCAACGTCATTGTTGCCCAACAAGATTTTATTGATACTCAACCAGGTACATGGATTCAAACTTCTTATAATACAAAAGGAGGGGTTCATTACATACCTCATTCAGATCCTGCTACTCCAAGTGACGATCAGTCAAAAGCTTTAAGAGGTAATTTTGCTAGTCTTGACGATATTTATGATTCTGTAAACGATGTTTTTTACAGACCTAGACCATTTCCCTCTTGGGTGTTAAATACTACTACTTGGACATGGGAAGCTCCTATTCCTCCTCTTCAAGTAAATGTTGATTATAACCCTGAAACAGAAATACCAGTTTGGGATGAAGAGACTTTATCTTGGGTAATTACCCCTGTTAACGATTAATCTTTTGACATTTTGTCTTATATCGTTAAAGTTAATTAAGAAAATTTATCGTGAAATATCAAGAAACATTTAAAGAAAAAAAATATGTTCATGTTCATCGTTTAGTCGATGAAGATAAATGTCAATCTCTTTTAAAAATTTTTGAAGAACAAAAAAATAAAGGAAATTATCACACTGATGTTCAATGTGTTAAATCATTATCAATGAGTGGTGTATTTGATTTTTTATTAGAAGAACTTCAGCCTCAGATGGAAAAAATAACAGGGAAAAAACTTTACCCTACTTATACTTATGCTCGCTGGTATCTACCTGAAGATGTACTTAATATACATAGAGATAGATCATCTTGTGAGTATAGTTGTACTTTAACTGTGGGTTTTAAAGGAAATCCTTGGTCCATTTTTATGGGTGAGTCAGAAGATAAATCCAAAGGAAAAGAAGTTAGTATGACACCTGGAGATGCAGTTGTTTATAAAGGATGTGATCTTTTTCATTGGAGAGAAAAATATATTGAAGGAGAATGGCAAGCTCAGATTTTTCTACATTATGTAGATGTAGAAGGGCCTTTTAAAGAATGGAAATACGATAAAAGAGAAGGATTAACTCACCATTATAATGAAAAAGGAGAATTGAAGTTTAAAGGAGAAAAAACAACTATGATTAAACCTGAAGAATTAAAAGATAAAAATTTTAAAATATTTTTAGGGATGCCTATGTATGGTGGAATGCTCACAGAGAATACAATGCATGGTCTACTGCAGCTACAACAATGGTCCATCGCTCGTAGTGTAGGATTAAGACTGCAATCAATGGGTAATGAAAGTTTAATCACTAGAGCTCGAAATACCATTGTCTCTATGATGATGGATCAAACAGACTATGTCGCTACACACCTTTTATTTATTGATGCTGATATAGGTTTTAGTGCTCAAAATATAGAAAGACTTTTATGTGCTGACAAAGATGTGGCTTGTGGTATTTATCCAAGAAAACATATTCATTTTGAAAAGATACCTGAATTAGTTAAAGCAAACCCAAATATCACTGCTGAGGAATTAGAAGTAAAGACACTAGGATATAATTTAAACTTTGATGATCCTCAAAATGTTCAAATGGAAAATGGTTTTTGTAAGGTTAATGAAGCTGCCACAGGGATGATGTTGGTTAAAAGAGAAGTCTTTCGCACCATGATGAAAAAGTTCCCTGAGCGTAAATATGATTCTGATCAAATCATTAATGGCAAATCTTTTAAATCCGATAACTGCTATGATTTATTTCCTGCGGGTACATATGAAACAAAACCAGGAACAAAAAGATATTTATCAGAAGATTATTATTTCTCAAGATTATGGCAAGAGTGTGGTGGAGAGATATGGGCAGATGTATCTATGCCTCTAACTCATTTTGGAAATAGAGCTTTTAAAGGACATGTAGGATCTTTATTTGCTAAAAAAGAATGAATATAGAAATTACAAAACTTGATTGGTTCCCAGCTAATGTTTTTTATTGCGACTTAGACGAATTAAGAATGCAAGAACTAATTAATTTAGTAGAAAAAGAAAAAACAAATTGGAAAAAAAATTTAAATGCGGTGAAGGCGCATACTTCTGGTTTTACAGGATTGCGATATCCAATTATTGAGGATCTTTCTAATTTTATAAGATTTGAAATATTACCTGAAATTGAAAAAAATATGGAGTGGCGTACAGAAGAAAATCATGAATGGAAGTGTTGGGAAGCTTGGATAAATTATTATCAAAAAGGAGATAAAGCGGAACTACATAATCACACTTTAGTAGATTATTGTGCTGTTTTAATTGTTCAACCTGGAGAAGATAGTTTAATATTTCATGATTATAGTTCTGTTAATGGGCTTACTGGAAGATTTGAAAAAAGAAGAACAGAGATTATAAGAGAAAAAAAAGGGAGATTATTTTTCTTTCCTCCTTGGTTACACCATGAAGTTAAAGAAAGTCCTGTTGAAAGAATAACAGTTGCTTTTAATTTTCTTAATAAACATAAAGATTTAATTTAATGATAGAAATAAATGGTTTTAAAGATTGGGTAATACACCATCGCATAGAAGATATTACAGAAATTAAAAAAAATGTTGATTCTATTACGGAAAACAAGATTTCCATGGAAGATGAAGGATTAAGCACTAAGGGTAAATATTCTAAACAATATGTTATTAGTGATTTTTCTGACAAAAGATTTGAACAAATAAATAAAGAAGTTCAAAATATATTAAAGATACATTTTAAAGAAAACTTTAAAATTTGGCAGGCTTGGACTATTCATGGATATCAATATGGTTATCACACTTTACACAACCATAAAGGAATGAAGGAAGAAGAACCACATGCTGACATTTGCACTGTAATCTATTTAGATGTTCCTCCTAGAGATATGCATTTTACAGGAGAAATATTTTTACTTTTAAGAGATAAAAATAATGAAATTCACCCTCTTACATTTGAACCTAAAATAGGGGATATATATATCTTTCCTGTACATGTTTTTCATGGAACATACCCCCAAGATAAAGGATTAAGACAAACTCTAAATCTTGACTTTGAAGTTATACCAAAAGTATAGTATATAAATACTATGCCATTAACTAATTTTACGATAAAACCAGGCATCAATAAAGAAGTCACAGATTATACGGGTCAAGGACAATGGGTTGACTCGGATAATGTACGCTTTTTTAATGGATTGCCTCAAAAAATCAAAGGTTGGGACAAGTTTATCGATACCACCATTGTGGGTGTGGTACGAGATCAACACGCTTGGGTTTCTTTAGATGGCACGAGGTATGATGCTTTTGGCACCGATAGAAAATTATATGTATATGAAGAAGGATTAGTTTTTGATATTACTCCTATTCGAGATACTGAAGCTTTAACCGATCCTTTTACCACCAATGGCACAGCCACTGTTTTAGTCACCGATGCAGGTCACGGCTGTGTTGAGGGTAGCTTTGTGACCTTCGACTCTTTCTCCACGATTGACGGACTCGATATGAATCAAGAGTTTGAAGTTACTTCAGTAGTTAATACTTCTGCTTATACAGTTACTCACACATCGACTGCTAGTGGTTCTACAGCAGGAGGTGGAGGAGCAGGTAATGCAGAATATCAAATTAATCCTGGTCCTAGTTTTTCTACTACAGCTTATGGTTGGGGAACCGATGGCTATGGTCTAGGAGCTTGGGGAGAACCTTCAACAGTTTCTAATGTTACCCTAGAAGCTCGTCAATGGTCCTTGGATAATTATGGAGAGGACTTGATTGCAACACAATTAAATGGTGGTACTTACCTTTGGGATACTTCTGCTGGTACAGGTACAAGAGCCACAGCAGTAGCCAATGCACCAACGGCTTCACGACTCAGTTTAGTTTCCTCACCAGACAGACATTTAATTTTATTTGGAACAGAAACCATTATAGGTGATCCTGCAAAACAAGATGATTTATTACTTCGATTCTCCGATCAAGAAGATATTAACAATTATACTCCTACTGCTGAGAATACAGCAGGTTCACTAAGGATTGCCGACGGATCACGGATCATTGCTGCTGAACGCTCAAGAGGTCAAACATTAGTTTGGACAGATACTTCTCTGCATTCATTACAATTTATTGGTCCACCTTTTACTTTTGGTCTACGACAACTTGGTCAGAACTGTGGAATCATTGGTCAGCATGCAGGTATTGATTTAAATGGTAATAGCTATTGGATGTCACAAGATTCTTTCTATCTCTTTGATGGTTCGGTGAAAAAACTACCATGTACCGTCGAACAATTTGTTTTTAATAATTTGAATCAAACCGCTTCCGAGAATGCTTTTGCAGGTCATAATGGTGAGTTTAATGAAATTCTTTGGTTTTATGCTAGAACAGGTTCGGATCAAATTAATGCAATTGTTGCTTATAATTACCAAGAGGGTACTTGGTGGACAGGAACCTTAACTCGAACAAGTTGGATAGACCGTGAAGTCTATGATAATCCTATTGCCACGCAATACTTATCAGGGACCACGGCCAACAATGAAACAATTTTAGGTCTAACTTCTGGTGCAACACAAATCTATTTACAGGAACAAGGTAATGATGCCGACGGTCAAGCGATGGAAGCTTACTTAAAATCAGGTGCTGTTCAAATAGGACAAGGAGATGAGTTTTCTTTTGTCTCTAAATTAATTCCCGATATACAAAATCAGAGTGGTACGCT